TTCGGAAAAGGTCCCCAAATTACAAGAAATAAGACTAAGGAGAAAATCCTTAGCGCTAAGCACAAGCAGGCCCTCACACAACTCAAACTCTAAGGAGCAATAATGTTAGGCAACAGAAATTCACAACATAATTTCGCAGTGACACCTTCGGTAAACATGGCGCGGTCCAAATTTGACCGCTCATTTACCATCAAGGACACATTCAACTTCGACGAGATCGTTCCCATCTTCGTTGACGAAATCATTCCAGGCGACACTTGTTCGGTTCAATTGAACACCTTCGGCCGCTTAGCTGTAGCTCAAAAATATCCAACTATGGACAATATGTACATTGACTACTTCTTCTTCTTTGTTCCCAATCGTCTAGTATGGAACAACTGGGAAAAATTTTGCGGAGCACAGACCGACCCAGGCGATTCTACGGACTTCACAATCCCGACACTCACTACCACGGCCGTGACCGGCGAAGTCGTAGGAAGCCTCTCAGACAAATTCGGAATCCGAACGGGTATCCCAGGTCTAGAAATCAACGCTCTACCTTACCGCGCTTATAACCTCATCTGGAACGAATGGTTTCGCGATGAAAACCTTCAGGATTCTCTGGTCGTCTCTAAAGATGACGGACCAGACCTTCCTTCAGAATACGAAATCCAAAAACGTGGCAAACGGCACGATTACTTTACAAGCGCCCTGCCATGGCCTCAGAAGGGACCAGCAGTAGAGCTACCCCTAGGTACCACCGCACCCGTTCAACGCATCGCTAATGCCCCTGCATGGCGCGCATATCAAGCCGGTACGGACTCTACCGCAGGTTCCGCTGCAATTATGACTGACGCTTCAGGCTATGTTAAATTAACAGCTGGCGCAGACCTTGCCTTCGACCCGCGAAATGGCCTGGTCGCTGATCTTAATTCAGCTTCAGCAGCTACAATTAACCAACTTCGCCAAGCCTTCTCCGTACAATCCATGTACGAACTCGACGCTCGCGGTGGAACCCGCTATGTCGAAATCTTACAAAGCCACTACAATGTCATTTCCCCAGACTTCCGTCTTCAACGCCCAGAATATCTAGGCGGCGGACAGTCACGAATAAACACTAACCCCGTGGCTAACACTACACCTACCTCTGGCGCTAATGCTCAAGGTGCTCTCGCAGCTTATGCAACTACCAGCAACTCCGGCTCTATTGGATTTACAAAAAGTTTCGTCGAACACGGCTACGTACTAGGCTTCGCCTGTGCACGTGCAGACATTACTTATCAGCAAGGTCTCAACAAAATGTGGACCCGCTCTACCCGCTTCGATTACTTTTGGCCTAAACTCCAAGAACTCGGAGAGCAATCGGTCCTCAACAAGGAAATCTACGCTCAAGGTACGTCAGCAGACGAAGATGTTTTCGGTTATCAAGAACGATATGCCGAATACCGCTTCAAACCATCAGAGATCCACGGAGAATTCCGAAGTGATTACTCCTCTTCTCTCGATGCCTGGCACCTGGCTGAAGACTTTTCTAGTCTTCCTGCCCTTAACGCTGCCTTCATAACCCAAGCAACTCCTATCGACCGCATCAAGGGCGTATCCTCTGCGACCGACATCCTATTCGATGCCTGGTTTCAGTATTCCCACGCACGCCCTATGATGACTTACAGTGTCCCTTCGACACTAGGTAGGTTCTAAATGTTCGCAGAAATAGCAGCACTCGGCGGGGCCTTACTACCCGCCATTGGCTCCATTCTTGGCGGTGAATCTACCAACCGCTCCAATGAAGCCATTGCGAATAACGCTACAGCAGCGAATATGCAAGACGCTGAAAACAATCGAAGATGGCAAGAAGGCCGCCAACTATGGGCGACTGAAAACAATAACGATCAGGCCAGGCGGCAACAAGACTTCCAGGAACGGATGTCAAGTACTGCCTACCAACGAGCCTCTGCTGATATGAAATCAGCTGGAATTAATCCCATCTACTTTCAGGGCGCCAATGCCTCATCACCTTCCGGCTCCTCTGCTCAATCTGCAGGGGTCAGCGGTGCACAAGGTTCAGCCGTCAGCATACCTAGCAAGAATGCCTACGAGGGCCTTGGAAGTTTAGCTTCCTCGGCCTTCGAGGCTTTACAGCTTACTAGCAGGCTAGAAAACAACCAGGCACAGACGAACTTACTCAATGCTCAGGCTAAAGAATCTTTAACTAATGCTAAGGTCAAGGAGAAGGATTTACCAAAATCCGATCTCATCAATCGAGCTTATAAACTCGTTGAGCCTGCTCTCAATAAGGTCGAAGAAATGTTCAAGACCACACCTAAATCCATTCCAATGCACAAAAAACCATAAGGAGACACAATGAAAAAAATCGAAAGACCCAACGGTAACATAAGAGTTCAATCCGTAAATACAATCCCCTCTCGCACTCAACCTCAATTCAAAGCCGAATGTGACATCAATAACATCATGAAAAAATACAAGGTCACCGGCTCAATAACTCACTTAAATAACAAACAACGAGGTACCTACCTCGATCTCACAAACTTACCAGACTACCAACAATCCCTAAATGACGTAATTCAGGCTAATGAAGCCTTTTCAGCATTACCGTCTCACGTTCGAAAACAATTCGAGAACGACCCTATCCAACTTATTAACTTCCTCTCAGACACAAACAACCGTGAAGAAGCAATCAGACTAGGACTCATAGATAAACCAACGACGACAAATTCAAACAACGACGATATTATCAAAACTCCTACACCTAATCCCTCTTCACCCTCTTAAAAAACCAACCCCGGGAGTACTCTCCCGGGGTTAATCCCCCAATCAGACGAGCAATACACACGCGAGTCTAAGGGACACGACGTCCCGCTACCAGACAGAAGCGACGCATGAGCGCGTTCTGGATGAACTTAGGAAGGGTGTTAGGGAAACAAAAAGGTTTCCCTAACAACACTCCAAAATAAAAAGCAAAACAAAAAATAAAAACTAGACAACACGCCTGAAATCATCAGATTTCAGGAAACGAAACAGAAGCAATCGATGCTTCAGAAAAGGAATAAATATGACTAAAAAAATGTTCTCTATCAGAGACTCAAAAGCAGAGGCCTACGGAAACCCTGTCTTCCTGAACTCACACGGCGAAGCCGAAAGGTCTTTCCAACAACTAGCACAAGACCCAAAAACAACGATCAACCAGTTCCCTACGGACTTTGATCTATACTACCTCGGAGACTTCGACGACATCTCCGGAAAAATGGAACTACTACCCACACCTCAACACGTAATCAAAGCGGTACAGTTCCAACGCAAAACAGCCGAACTAACGGCTTAACACCCATGGGCATAATTGCACTTACTTGTTGTAATTATGCCCACTGACAGCAACACTGTCAGAACACCCACCAAGGAGCCCCCGTGAAACGGAAACCTCTAAGCAAAAAAGCCTCTAAGACTTCTTTTAGGAAGTCTTCAGGCGTACACCCTAAAAATAATTTAAACCCTAAGAAGTTCCGCGGCGGTATTAGACTTTAACCGTTTCTTAACAATTAAAAGAAAAAGGCCGAATACAGATGCGCTGTACCCGACCCCGGACCGTAGGATTTCTCCACGATGGAAAAACCTTATCCTGGTCCTTTAAAAATTCTAGCAAAGAATACCCATTCTTTCAACTTCCATGCGGCAAATGTATTTCTTGCCGACTGGAGTATTCGCGTCAATGGGCCATCCGCTGTATGCACGAAGCCCAGATGCATCCTCAAAACTGTTTTATAACGCTTACATACTCACCTGAAAAACTTCAGTCCCCAAAACTACAATACAGAGATTTTCAGTTATTCATGAAATCTCTTAGGTTCAAAGAACCCCACCTCGAAATGGGGCTTTTCGTCACCGGTGAATACGGCGACCAAACAAAACGCCCACATTGGCACGCTATCATCTTCAACTGGTCACCTTCCGATCCCGTCAAACATTACGTTACAGAACTCGGTCACCAAGTATGGACCTCTGAAACTCTCACCAAACTATGGCCTCACGGCCACTCTGAATTCGGTTCAGTCACCTTCGATTCAGCCGGCTACGTAGCGCGCTACGCTGCAAAAAAATTAGTACACGGCAAAGATCAAGACCACGAATTCGTGCCCATTTCAAAAAAAAGCTCTAAGCACGCCATTGGCAAACGCTACATCGAGGAATACTGGCAAACTATCTTCAACAATGGTTACATTGTCTTTAAGCACCGAGATAAATATATAAAAACGGCGATACCTCGCTACTATGAAAAATGGCTCAAAAAAAACCACGCTGGCGCGTGGATAGAATATGCGACTAAACTAAAAACAGAAAGAATAGCAAAGGCGGAAAAAAAAGATGCAGAAGAAAAACACGAAGAAAAAACCGTTAACGAAAATAGGTTCGGAAAAGGTCCCCAAATTACAAGAAATAAGACTAAGGAGAAAATCCTTAGCGCTAAGCACAAGCAGGCCCTCACACAACTCAAACTCTAAGGAGCAATAATGTTAGGCAACAGAAATT